AGAAGACGTTCCTGTTCTACCCTGCCTTGCGCCATAAGGTTGCCAAGGTAGCCAGGGTCTTTTTCCATGAGTATCTTATTATCAGTAAGCTTTGAAGCTATGAAAGTAAAGCTCTTAATCTGAGCATCTATCAGCTTGTACTTCTCAATGAGTTCTTCGCGGGTATCGCCCCAGTATATCTCATCACCCACACGAGCAAAGTAACGGATTACACCGCTACGTTCAGGTATCGGATAACCAGTTTCCTGGTCTATGTACCACGCTATGAAGTCAGCTACCCAGCTGTCAGCATCAGGGTTAGTCGTTGCCCGGATATAAGGACGGACACCACAGGTCGCTGAACGGTTACGTGACAGCAGGTAGAAGAATTGAGTAATGGTAAAATGCGTCAATTCATCAAAGCAGATAAGCGGGATTTGAGCGCCTTGCCATGTGTATATATCCTTGTCGTACTGCAGATGCGTCAAAGTAATCTTTGCGCCATCCTTGAAATAAATCATTGCCCTTGGCGACTGAACTGCTTTGAAGTCCAAGCCTTCATACATCGTGAGCGCATTGTCCCACAAGCCGCCTTCGTTGAATATCTGACCGCTCGTGCGACGGAAGATTACGGAACCGAACTTGGGATTGTCCATGTGCCTGAGCTGTTCAAGCAGTAAGGCATAGCTCTTGCCACCGCCCGCAGCACCGCCATAAATGGCTATATCGGCAGGAGTGGAAAGAAACATTTCCTGCGGTCCAGGTTGCGGTTGCAGAACATTATCATCCATACTTCCACCACCTAACCACGTCCGTTATCCGGCAAGTAGATTACTTTCTGTACCTTCTTCTCGCCCTCACCCTCGCTAACACCGCTCTTCATCCGCTTGAGACGAATGTCGGCAAGTGCAGTAACGCATTTGTTCTTACGCTCCTGCACCCTTGTGAGCTGGTCTTCGAGTGAAAGCAACAAGTATATCTTGTTTCGTGTATGAGTAACGGTAGAAGTAATTACGGACTTGGCTTCCGGATTTTCTGCCAGTTCATCTTTGGTAGGCATTCTTACAAACGCTGTACTTCCTGCGAACGAAGCCTCTTTCTTATTATTCCTTACCGTTTCTATCAACTGCATTAGCCTGCGCTCCCGCACAGTATAAAGAGCGATTTGGTCGATGAGTATCTGTTCTTCCTGCTTCAACTCATCGTCCATTTCGGTCAACATTTCAATTTCTTCATCATTAAGGCAATCCCAGTAACGCTTTGAGTATTTCCCGGTACGCAAGGCATTAGTATTGCCCTTTGGTGCTCCGTGTCCTGCTGCGTTTTGGTTGCCGAAAAGTGCAGGAACGCCAGTCTTTTTGCCCTTATTTCCCGACTTTTTTGTGTCCGTTGACTTGTCCGTTTTAGCGGACTTTGCTGTCCGTTCCCAGTTATCTTCCTTTTTCCAGCGTTGAATGGACTTAGAGGACACGCCAAGCTGTTCCGCAAGGTCAATGTTCCTTGCCTTTCTACCGCTTTGAAGCCAGAGTATTCGGGCTTTCTCTCGTATTGGATTTCCAGCCCGTGCCAATCTCTTCACTCCTTATTTTTTACTGTTCTATCCAATGGAACAGGCGGTAAGCCGTTCATCAGCCCACCGCCTGCTTGTTTGTCCTCAAACTTTGAGGTATATGCTTGCCTGTGAATAGCTTCGATTTGCCTCTCCCGCCATCATCTGCAAGAACTCTTCACGACTGAATTCAGACAGCCTGAACACCTCTTCCGCCTTCATGCCAGTCTGCTTTTCAATCTCCCGCAACGTCTTACCCTCTTCTAAAAGTCGCTTCACTATGCCTTTCATCGGAGTAACAAGGTGAGTACCTCTCGCCCTGTTATGTGTGATAGTTCCGTACATGTCTGAAGAATGGTCCTTATGGTCTACTATTACCACCGGTACCATACCTCCCAGCTTAGTAACGAGCGGTTCCTGCTGTGCTACCGTCCAGCGGTGAAATCCGTCTATTATCGTATAGTCAGCAGTAACGACGATTGGCAACGTCCAGCCGTTGGTAAGAATCGATTGCGTAAGTAGTCTTAAATTTTCCTTTGGCACCATATTAGGGTTGTAGTCATTCGGCTTCAGCTTCTTGAACGGCACCCATTGCAAAGTGCTCAAAGGTTCCTTGATGTTATCTATCATTATGGTTTATGCCCCCTTCTTCTCGCCTCTGCCTCTCGCCCATGGTCAGCAACGTTGGTAGCGCACTTCACATATAAAGCACGATACGTGCGAAGCTTCGGGTCTCCGGCAATAAGCGACTCATATATCCTCTGTTTCAGCTCAGGCGTCAACGTCTGCTTGAACTTTAGGTAAAGCCTGCTGTAATAGACTGCAGTCTTCAATGCCCTTGCGCTATGAAAATGCTTCGTCATGTTGGTGAACAGCTCTTTAAGCAATGCATCATAGTCTTTAGGCTTCTCATCGGTTTCAAGCTCGTTGCGTTTACGGGAAGAACGGCCAAACATTTCGCTGTCCCAATAAAGCGCTGCAAGGTAAGCGTTAGGCTCCCTTCTTACTATGCGCTCCATCAAGCCAGGATAATATTCGTTCATCTTGACCAAGCTTCTCGCAGTATCGATACTGAAGAACTGCGACACTCGAAGCTGGTTGCGGCTCATTCCCGCCTGCCAAAGATATACGTAGATGTCAGGTACATCAACCTTATGATTTTTCAAATAAAGCCATACGTCGGAATTCTCCCAGTCATAAATCGGAAATGACTGGTAGTTCCCGTTAAGGCTGTAATGGTGTTTTCTTGTCTTTGCGAAATTGGAACGTCTCTGCAAGCTTTCGGAAGCCCTTACCCCAATCAGGCAGATTCCGTCAATCAGCAATTTAGCAAAGAATTTTTGGTACGTGTCCTCGCGTGGTACAAGTAACGGATGTGAACGTACCGCAAAGCTGGGCGGTCGTCTTATCCACACTGCCTCTTTCCTGCTGTCCCAACAAACGAACGACTCATCATTCTGCAGGTTGTTGAAGCAGTTGTAATGCTTGCACTCGATACACCACCATACGAACTTGGCTCCTGCCAGCAGGAACTTCCTTCGCCATTCGTGCACCGTCTTTTCTATGCACGGATAGATTGCTTCCTCGTCAAGAAAATAGACCGTGAGCTGTTTCGGGTCTATCTTGTGTTCCCTAATCAGCTCAAGCGTGAGATGGGCAAGGCACAGACTGTCCTTGCCCCCGCTGAAAGAAAGGTAGACGGGCAGCTTGTTGCGGAAAAGGTTAATAATCCGCATGCGTGCCGCCTTCACCACGTCCATTTCCCCCTTTAGCTGTCTTATAGCCATATCTTATGACTACACTCGGGACAAATGATGTAGTTCCTTTCAGCCTCACCCTTAGCACTCTCATGAATGGCAGTTACTGCCACGGGTTGTCCGCTTCCCGTGGCAGCATTCTCCGCTTCTGCCTTTTCAATCTTTTGCTGGAGGAAGGTCTTGTTGTTATTGATTTCTTCGATACGGCTGTTCTCGAGCATGCCGTATTCCATTATCTGCTCATTGACCGCTTCCATGTCGCCGACGATCATCTGCAAGGTTTCCTCGTCATAGCCGGGAATGTCCAAATCATCTTTGAGTTCAAGGAAGAATTCGTCAAGAACGTCGTTGTTGTAGGAACCAAGCTCAAACAGCCTGTTGTCGGCAATCATCAGCTTCTTTTTCTTTGCCTCTGTAAGCCCAACGAGCTGAACAGCCTTCACAGTGTCCCAACCAAGTTGCAATGCCGCATAATACAGGCCGTTACAGCAAAGGATTTCGTTCTTCTCATCGATTACGACAGGTCTAATCTGTCCGAACTGGTCCAATGAACGCGCATACTCGGCAATCTGACTGTCATTGTGCAGTCTTACGTTCCTTTCTGCAGGTTTTAATTCCGAAATTGATACCTCTTTGACTTGCATGTCATTACTACCCCCATAGTAATTTTTTCTTAGATTTTGCCGAGTTCCGGAACGACCTTTACCGCCTCTGCCAAAAGCGTGGAGTCAATCTCGTTGATTTCCTGTAAAACCGTCCGTCTGTCGGTGTGTACTTCCCGGTAAAACCAAGGGTGCGTGCCCTGGACGAAGCCGTCCGCCCAATCATAAATTGGTGGCAAGGGAAGTTTCTTGTAATGTATGTAGCCTAACAGCAGTTCGTGCTCCCAGTCAGCAATAGGGTTATACTTGGTCCTGCCAGACCCGTCGGTATAAATGTTGCTGCCGTTTCGGCCTACATAATTCCCATCAGCCTTTCTCCTGCCAAGGAGAATGATGTCAGCACCGTGGCTGTCATAGAAATTATGCTGAATTCTAATGTTGACGGGCGACTGCCTGTCGGGGTCGTCCTTCAACGGAAGGAACCAGTGCAGGTTTCTTGAAAGCCACTCCAAGTCCTGACCGGTATTGACCATCACGACACCTTTAGGCGCGTGCTCGTCTATCCATTTTTGGTATTCAGGGTATTCAAGGCTCGTTATTGACATCACACCGACATCAACTCCCGCCTTCCTGCACAGTTCAGCAAGCACTATGCTGTCCTTGCCGGCACTGTATGCGTAGATGGGTCTTTTATACCCTGATAAAATCCTGGTCATTTCTGCCAAGGTACGTGCCTCGGCTTCCAAGACCTCTTCGAGCGACACGTAGCGCTCAATGTTTCGGTAAACTTCAAGCCAGTCAGCATTTTTACTGGACTGTTTTCGCCCTAATGCCCTAATCATTGCATTTTTCCTCTTGATAACGTCTTGAAAACAACGAAATCCCAGGAAAAGGCTACTACAGCCCCTGTCAGCGTAGCGAACAGACAACCCATTGTCTTAATCGCGTTATCGCTCAAAATGGTCCCCAGCGTAAAAACTGGAAGCCCTATGAGAATGGCAAGCAAGATACCGTAACACATCCCCTCTTGACTAAACCTATGCCCCAACAAGGTGAATACTGTCGGTAGCATTGTGGTGGAACGCAGAGTTCCGTAAACCAAAAAGAGATGTGTCACGGTGATACCGGGAATGCTTGCGATTACCATTCCTGCCAAAAGAAGCAACACCATTGCCAGTTTGGTATGCTTCAAGTTCGCGTTACCCTTGATGTCGGGAACGAGAGAAGCGACAGCGCAAAGATTGCTGTCAATAGTGCTGAGCAGTCCTGATATGAGCATGAACAGGAAAGGCACCGTCACCCAGCCTGGGAACAGCCTTGCCACCAGTTCATAGTTCACGATGCTTCTGTCTGCGGTAATGCCGTAACCTGCAGCCATGAAGCCAAGAACGCCCATTGATAAGGGTACTACCGCAAAAAGCAGCGCACCGAGTGCAAAGGACTTGCCGATACATTTCTCCTTAATGGAAAATGCCCTTTGCCAAAAGCACTGGTCACCGAAAGGTCCTGCCAAAAGACCTAATGCAGTGGGAAGTCCGAAGGCAAAGAAGAGTTTGACGCCGTTTTCATCAACAAGGCTTTCATAGTTGCCGCCAAAACCGTTAACGCCGTTGATGAGTGCCATCGTGCCACCATCCATTGATAAAGCCCAAGGCACGAGCAGTGCGCAGACTGCCAGGATAATGACCATCTGCACGGCGTCCGTGATTACCGAAGCACGGATACCGCTAAACTGTGAGTAGGAGAAAGCAATACAGGCCAATACAGCCATCGTAGGCACGAAGCCTATGTCCAACATGTTGGCAAGTATCTTCGCCCCTGCAAGAAGCTGCACTGCGGTCGACAGCACTGCCAGCAAACCAAGCTGGAGCAGATAAGCCTTCTTGATTTTGTCGGACTTGTAGGTTTCTCCCATGAAGCCTGACAAGGTCACACCTTCAGGCATCTGCTTTCTAATCCTCTTCGCAAACGGAACGAAGAATAAAAGGCAGAAGATGTTCGGGACGAGGAACCAGAACAGACCAGGCCAGCCGTTCGTGTACGCTTTCTCAGCACTGACGAACAGGGCAGGCGCCCATATCCACGTCGCTGCAATGCTCATGGCTGACTTCCACGTGCCCATCTGCCTATCGGCTACGAGAAATCCCTTGAGCGAGGTTTCCTTGGCTGTCAGAAAGTATGAGGCAGCCATCATGGCGATGAAGTACACGCCAAGAATTAAGAATGCTTCCAAGATTATCAACCCCCTTCGTTGTATGGAAGCTGAAAACGGGCATAAAAAAACCCGCCTGCAGGCGACTTGCAAGCGGGGTTTCTCAATATCCAGTTTTCGCACTTTAATCATATCATTTTTCAATATGAAATGTAAACGAAATGAAAATGAAGTGATTTTTTGTAAAAATTTTGGTTTTTTACTCTTTTTTGCTGTTTTTGCGACTGTCGAGCCGTCTAATCCCGTCAATTCCAAACATCAGGGCAGTTATCCGCTCGATGGCTTCCTTGACATCATACTGTAACTGTCTCACTGACGTGAAATGTTTCTCCGACAGTTCTTCCAGCAGTTCGGTCTTACTCATCCCCTCGGGAATGGGCTGGATATACAATGCGTTGATGACTTCCCAGCGCCTCTCGTTTTCCGGCTTTCCGGAACGATAGCAATAGCTTTCGTAGATGCCAAGCATGTCTTCAATGTGCTTTACGACGATCCTCGTGCGGAGAGCTGAGTTCTTGATACTCTCCAAAGCAAGTTCACGCTTGCCCATCGTTGAAGACTGCCACATGCTGTCCATTATCTCTATTGCCGTGAGGTCTTCTTCGTCAAGCCTTGTAAGCTCAAATACGGCATTGTCGGCGTGTTCCTTGAACATTCGATAGTGTTCCAGCAACAACCTTGTGTTGAAAAGCCGTTTATCAAACTGGCTCTCCAACTCCTTTTCGTGTTCTTTCTTTAGTTTGGCTACTATCTGTTTTGCGGTCGCTGCGGCTGTTGCACTTATGATTAACTCTACTTCCGGCTGAAGTTCCGACATTGGGCTTGCCCTCCTTTGCGAAAACGGATATAATGACTTTAGGCGAATATCTGTTTTACGGGGCTTGCGGAGTGCAGGCTCTATTTTTTTATGCCTTTTTGGCCTCTGCCCGCTTACGTGCTTCCCTGCGTCTGCGGGTGCGCTTATTCTTCCTGCGCAGTTCCGCTATCAGCTCGTTCGCACCCTCGGTGGCCTTGAAGACGTTTCGCATCTGATTAAAACGCCACATATAAACGACCTCGAAAATTCTAAGCTTCTTGAGAAGACTTGATTGTCATGTTCGTGATGAACACGTCAACGATTTCAACTTCCGGGTTTTTACGATGTTTCATGTTGCGGTTGTTGTAGGTCGCCTTGTAGTATTCCAGTTTGTTATCGATACTGGAATTCTTGTTGATGATAAACTCGGTCTCGTTCTGACCGGGAATAGTCACCTCAACACCAACGTCCATTCCCATTTCCTTTGCCTTCATGAAGACATCCTTGAGTTCTTTGTACCTCATTTTTACAACACTCCTTTGATTAAAATATACAAGGCGCACAGCGCCAGGAAAAACAAACTTGAAAATCCATACGCCAATACTTCCTTTACCCCTGCCTTATCATCAATAACCATAAGCTGGGTACGACAGTAGTAATAAAAGGCTGCAGCCACGAAGCAGCAGGCGCAAATCCCTTCAAGCATTGTCATAAAATATCACTCCTAATATTCTATGGACCACTCACCGTGCGGGAACATATACGCCAACGCAAGCAGTCCGTTCAAGGCTCGCTTGGCATTTCCCTCGGTTGCGTCCCAATGATTATCGGTCACGGTATCGCCTAACATTGCAATCGCAATCTTTAACGGCTGTATCGTCTGCGCTGCAAGCTTGCCGTTAAGTCCGGGAATACCGCCTTCAAGCACCTTATATATGAACGGCGAGTAGTTGAATGTGATGTTCATATATGCCTCACAGGTGCCACCAACGGCATATGTACCGCCTCTGATAAAATGTTTTTCATCACTTTGGAGTACTTCCTTGGTAACAGGGTCAACAAGCTGACAATCATAACTCATAACTTCCTCCTAAAACGTGTAATGTCGTACGCCTCTTTCGACATATGCCTTTTCATCCACATACTCCTTGATTTCTTCAATCCTGAACGGCTCGTTGCAATGCGGGCATACTGGCAGATTTTGACCCTTCTGACCAATCCTGCGTTCCAGTTCCTTTACCGAACGCTTCCAAGGTCTGTACTTCTGACCAACCTCCCAATGCTTCTTTATAATTTCCCGCACCCTTTCCTCGCTACGCTTGATGCTCTCCCAATTTTGGTTCAATATTACCAATGCCCTGAAAGGGTCAAGCTGGTTCCCACAATGCTCACAGTATACGAGGTTGTGTTCGGTATCAATGCAGATTTTGACAGCCTTCTTGGGATATGTTGCTCCATCATAGCAGGTGCAGGCTCCGTGATACAATTTCTTTTCGATTGGTGAAAACTTATATAATACTGCCATCTTATTACTCCATCAGATTAAAAATCTCCAGTGGCCACACCCGCACTTTCGGAGCATTACGCTTCATCGGAGCGAACTCGGCATATACGTTCTGCCCGTCAAAGTAAAGGTATTGCCCATTCCTGACTTCGAAGTAGCCCAGAGCAGTCCTGAACAATATGTAAGACTCAGGTCCTTCAACCAGTGTCTGCCTTTCAAATTCTCTTTCAATCCACGCAGGCTTCGGATCGCCCACCTTCCATTTCTTCATTTTCATAGGCTACCTCAAACCATCATCACATCAGGTCTTACGAATTCCCTGCCATCATTAGGACGCCACAGGTGTAGGCAGGTTTGGCACAGATTGATGTACTCGCTTTTTCGAGGGTGGAACTGTACGACTTCTTCCTCATCTTCAAAGAACATTTCCTTAATCTTGCACATTACTTCCCAGCTGGGTACTTCCTTACCATTAGTCGGGCTTACGCTCACGTGGTCCCAGCCGCCACCATCAGAAGCCACCACATAATAACGTTTACCTTTGACACGTACCAAAAACATACCGTTTCCGGAATCACCGGTGGTGCCACATATTCTGATTTCGTTTGTTGCAAGTCTATATCTGTTCAATGTTTCAAGGTTTCTCATTCATTCCTCCAGCAGCATCTTAATAATTGGTACTACGAAGTCTCCTGCAATGGTAGCAATCAAAGCCACAAGAACGAATAATGCTATCTGCCAGTTTCTACTCATCTTCTTACATCTCCGTCATAGATATTACCAACAACCAGCCATAAAATTCCGAAGAACGAAGTAAAAGCATTGAACCGCTCGTAACCATTATGGCAAACCTCTCTTACGCCGAAAGCGCCATCACGAAACACTACTTCACTCAGTACTTCCACTCCATTCCGGGAAATGCCTTTTACAATGTCCCCCTCGTAAATTTCTTCCCCAGTTTTATCAAGAAGTCCAGTAAACTGACCGACTGTTTCCGGTCTTACCGCATAAGCATATGGCACACCGCCCTTGTTGCTGATGTAAGTCCCCGCCTTAATGCCTTTTGTAAGGTCTTTGTGCAAAATGGACAAATCGCCTCTTACCCATTGCTTGAGCGTCTTGCCTCTAAACTTAATCTCACGCATAACAATCACCCCTTGTACAAGATTTCACACGTTTAATTTCAGCTTCAAGTTCAAGGTCCAGAAGCTTTTGCAACATTTCCTGCTCAGCAATTATTTTTCCAATCCGGTACTCATAGTCTTCTTTACCAATTTTCTGAATGTGTTTCTTAGACCTTCTGCTACGGGTAAGGCTTGCGCCTACCTGCATTAAAGAGTCTTTAATCACAGCCAGCTTGTTCAGCGGTCTTGTCACACTATCACACTCCACAATTAACATCCGGTTTGATGACGAGTCGCGCCTCGCCAAAATCATCTCGATACACCATTTTTTTACTACACATCAGAGGTATCGCCTCATCAGTTTTATCAACATAAACCAAAGGTCTGTTATGCTTCTCGGCTAATTCTACAAGTTTTTCTCTGAATTTAGCATTTTCCACAGGAAACATCATCACAACATCACTACAAAAAATCAAATCCATAATGTAATAATCCCACGGAACTAATGACGAGCTTCGTCGCTTTAGAAGTATTTGGTAGCCATTTTCTCTAGCGAATTTGCGCGCCAGTTCGTTGGACCAACCAGCTACTATCACTACTTTCTTAAACCAACTAAAAAAGCCTTCAAGCAACCTTTGGTACCGTGAATAATCCTCATAATGACTATTCATCACTAAGACTTTTACGCAATTATCATTCATCTTGCTTCACCGTCCATTTTTGCACCGCAACACCGTAGGTAACTTATCTACTAATTCGGCTGCGTCCTTATAAATCATATATACTAATCTGTTGTTTTTGTTATAAGCCTGTTTTGCTTTAGAGCCTAATGCTCTTACCGCATTATCTCTGTCAATCAAATTCATTTCGTGTCCATTTGATATTTTTATCCACACTCCATGTTTAAAAACATCAACTTCTCTGCACTCATTTTCTGCATTCAATGCTTCACAGAACAATTCAGCATTAGCCCTGCTAACAAACGCCATAACCATTACATCAGGCTCCGTTGTCGGATAATGGGCATAGACGTAAAACAAATCGTTGCCATCGTTAATAAGGGCACTATGTTCTTTGACTATATATTTAGCTGACAGATTTCTCGCAGCATTGCGTTTTTCTTCGTCTATTTCAGCCATATATTTTTCTAAACCAGCCTTGATTTCTTCATATACCATTTTCTTCACTCCACTGCAATGTGCCCAAGTCGCTTGTAATAACTTGACTTTTTACTTTTATGACTCCACCAAACCGGTCACACAATTCACATTCAAGTTCGTCTCTTATCTCCAACATTCTTAAAGAATCACTCTCATATAGTTCTTTAACGCGTGGAAGAAATTCTTGAGATACTTCTTCTTCGATTGAAATTTCTACTACATACTTGCTAGTTACTCTCACCTACTTCACCTTCTCGCATTCTTTTATAACGAGGGTTGCTTCCATTAAGCCCCACATACTATCCTCTTGGTAGATGTATGTTTCGGCTTTCTCACCCTCTCTAAACGGACGATATAAAATCCACATAGAATCGTTCTTGCCTTTCCAAGTTACGGACACCAGCTTTTGATTAGGTGGCAATTCTATGTTCGCTTTACCGCCAAGTCGTTTTGCTATCACACTACCGCTTGATTTAATACCTCTGGATGATTCACTACTTACAGATGATCTACTTTTGGCATTACGTTCTTCGATTTGTTCCTCGGATAACTCTTGACCACAACCATTTAAAACTAACGCCAACAAAACAAGTACAATTACCTTAATCATCAATCGTTCACTCCTAACTCAAATAATAGCCCCAAGCTATAATCTGTTGATATTGGTCCATATCAATCACCTTTGTAGCCTGTATTTCTTCACAACCGTAGCAGTCAAAGTCAGCAGTAATGCGTACACAGTTGTAAGGCAAGCCAACTTCTACTTTTGTGATGTTGGTAACATAGGTTTCTACCAAGTTCATACCATCACCCTTTCTTTAAACCAGGCACAAGCTTTATCACCGCAAAACTTCACGAGCGTTGTCTTGCGTACCACGCATAAGCCTGTGCCGTCGGTGCTTTCGTCAGCGAAAAACTTGCATTCTCCACAGACCCTACCTTTATTCCTATTCAGCAGCTCAACGGCTGTCGGTTTCTTTTCTCTTGGCATTGAATAACTCCTTAGGTACAGGTACATTTAATAATTCAACAAATCTATCGAGGCAATTAGGATGTTCTTCCTTCAACGGACACTGACGAAAAGTATCACGTTCAGGGTGATACATAGGGTAAAAATAAGCATATAACGGGCATTCACTGCAAAATTCAGGTAACTTATCAACTACTATTTTGCTCATTACTCTCACTCCTTTGGCTTCATGCCATCCATATATTGATTTAACGGGCAACTCTCATCTCTGTCGTCCAAGTAATACGCATCAATTTTAACCGGATAATCATAACCAAATTCGGGTGCTCTACAAACAAGTCCATCGGGACTGGTTGCAAGCAGAGGGCAGTTTTTACACCCTTGCGGCAGAAAACCTTTTATTGTTACAAAAGTCATACTCTCACATTCTCCTTACTACCAGTCTCAATCTTTTCCCAATGCGCCTTAATGCGATTGAACACTTCATCAGCGGTAAGATAACCTTCTGGGTCTTCAAACGGAGACTTTTCTCGACTGCAAAGCTCCAACAAATTCTCCTTGTGGCCATAAGTGCCATACCCTTGAATTGCACTGAAAACGTACTTCTAACGCTGCGGATACTGAATTCTACGTATTGAAAAGGCTTTGGAACTTAAAGCATCAGCTCGTTCAAAAGGTATGCCAGCTTCACGAAGCATTGCGTCAAGTCTTTCTATTTCAAGCATTTTAACGCCCCCTTCAAAATAACGGCTCACAATCGAGTGGTTTAGGTTTTTCTTTGGATACTCTCGGTTGATATTGTTTTCCCGTTTCTATGTCCCCTAACTCCGACAATGCAAAATCTTTGCATTTATTAGGACGTTTTATTTGCGCTTCCGTTAAAATCTTGTCAAAGTTAGTGCAATACAAAGCGTCTCCATCTATACAGAAAGCACAATATCGACAATATTGTTTAGCCACGCTATACCCTCCTTATATCGTCGGTACCTTCAAGTCCAGACAATTCCTTAATTTCAGCACAGACCTTTTTTATTGTTTCGCACATTCTTGTTATTTCTTTAAGATGATAGTCAAAGTCCCTCTCGGACAAATCAGAACTTACAAGCCTCCAACCAATCTTGAAGGCTTTCCTTTCCCTGTTCGATACCCCGTGCCTCAAATCAATTCCAGTATCATCTCTAAACTTTATCACCTTTGCTTTGAGTTCTTCGTAGGTTTTCAATTCCCAGCGAACTTCATTGGAAATGAGCTTGCGTTCTTGCTCTTTAAGAGCCATACGTTCCTTGTTGAGTATCCCAGTCTTTTGGCGAGTCCATCCACGCAAGAAAGCCATTAAAAAACCCATATCAGGAGCAGTTTCCCTGTACGTCGGCTTCTTTTTCTGCCGTAGTTTACCATCGCTGTATTCGAGGATACCCCAAGGTGCAGGAATCATCATGTTTTCTGTTAATCCTTTGGGTACTACCAAATACCAGTAATTACAATGCTGTGCAACCATTTCTGCCTTAATACCATTATCCAATTCTTGCTGTAAGTCAGAACGGCTGACCTTGATTTCAAAGCCTCTAACTTCATAGCCTCTTGACGGATAAGCATTTATAGCAACAGCATCAGCGTGTCGTCGACAGTTAGCACCAGTGCTATTGCCTACCTCGAACCCTAAATACCATTCGGGTTCACAATAAGAAGCGGTTAAAGCTTCGCGAATATCATCTGCTGTCACTTTTTCTGCCATCTTATCTCCTTACCACGGTAAATACCGCTTCATAATTTTCATGATATTGGGAAGTCCTTCGTAATCCAGCTCAGAACCAACAAAGAAATACGGCTTGTCAATCTTACTCCAAACGTAGCGCAGTTCTTGTCGTTTAAACTTTTTGAGCCAATTCTTCCGATGTAATCGATTACTCATTGTCCTTTCCACTCCTTGCCAGTGACTTCACGGTACATTCTTGACCTTGCCGCCACGGCTTCTTCCTTGGTTTTGAACACGCAACCGCACTTTAAGGCCATACTTTCCCAGGCTGCTCCTGACCAATAATACATACTGTCAGGCTCCCAAACGCTGTTATATGTCCAATACTTCTCGCCCATTGCAGGCTTCCAATGCACTTTGACTATTTGTAAGGTACCGATAACGATGTCGCTTATGAAGTCACTGTACACCATTTCCCCGCCTTCACTCACACGAACCAAAAGGTTATCAGTGAACTTAAACCTGCTCGGAACGAAATCTTTTGGACTTCGGTCCAGCCTAAAATCTGTAAGCAATTCTCCCGTTCTTACATTCCTAAGATGAAATTCTTCACCGATTTCTAAATCCAGTCTTTTTGCAATATCAGCAATCATTTCATTTACCATTCAATCCACCACCTATCTAACGAAACCTTGCAGCTCTATGCCTGCCTCTTCTTTAAGGCACTTGTGCAGGTCATCAATCGAAACGTTTTCTCTGTAGACATGGTCAAAAAGCTCAAGACACAGCGACACGAAGCGCTCTTCCCTTGTCTTGTCCTCAACCTTGACTTTGATTAACTGGGAGAACTTGTCGTGGATTACCATTGTAGGTATAGCAAGCATATAGAAAAACGCTTTTTCTGCAGCTTTGAGCCGTTCTTCTTCACGAATTTTATCTACCAGCAATTCAAGTTCAGCAGGGTCGACTTGACCCTGCTTTAATAATCGTCTACGTTCTGCTCTATTCATTCCACTTCACTCACTTTTCATTCGAGGTAAATTCAGGTTTTAAACTACGCTTGATTATCGCAAGCGTTTTCTTACAATTTTTGATGGTTTTCTTGCATTTAGCAACGTCAAAGCCTTCACCGAGCGACTTTACTTTGTGCTCGTTCAGATAGCTCTTTTCTCTTTTGATTTTTTCTTTGCACAAATCCAAACAATGTCTGCCAATTCTTTCAGCCCAAGAAATATGTTCAAGGTACTTTCTGCGTTTAGGGGTCATAACAGCTCCTCATTTCCCGGTACTACCAAAGCCATTATCACCCCTATCAGTTTCGGAAAGTTCGTCAACCTCTACTAAGGTAACATCTTCGTTCTTCTTGATAAGCATTTGGGCGATACGTTCGCCCTTTTTAATCTTTTCACCATTACCAACACCTAAATAAGTTTGGATTCCCTCGCACCCACCAAACCTGTCGAGCATTCCTCTGCTACACGTGTGTACTTTGCATTCATACATCGCTTTAACTTCGCCACGATAATCGCTATCAATAACGCCTACACAATTCGGTTGGCGAAGGTTGGTGTTTAAGCCAATAGAACTTCTTGGTACGATTTCAGCGTGGTAACCATCGGGAAGCTCCAAAGCAAAACCTAAACCAATCAAAACAGGTTCTTCTTTAACGATTACATCTTCTCTTGCGTAGCAGTCATAAGCTGCTGCGCCAGCAGTTTTTTTGGTCGGCATAATGCCATCATGTAATAATTTAATTTTTACTTGCATACATATCCTCCTACGCATTCAAAATGATTTTCTTTCCGTCCACAAACAAGGTAGCTTGCGGTATTTTAGGAACGTGCAACTTCCTTTGAACATTAGCGGCACGTTTCGCATCGTTAATTCTGTCTGCCATTTCCCTAAACTTCGCAGTCCAGGGAGCAGGCACCGGTTTCGGTTTTACATTTTTATTTTTGCTCATTTTTTAACTCCTTCAACCGCTCATATTTCTTGAGCTTAAGTTTTGCAAGTTTTACGTTTACCTTCGTGATATCAGGCAAGTCACTCCTCATACCATAATGGTTCATAACACCGTGTACGCCTCTATCTACGAGAAGCAGATTGCCCAGTTCAAGGTTTTGCTTGTCACCATCAGCAAAGATAATCACGCTATCATCAGGAATAGGACCATTAGCTGCTTCTCACACAACTCTGTGCTTCAACTCCCAAATGTTTGGCTCAGCAACTTTGATTTCGATATATCCATCACAACTGACACGCTCACTACCAACAGGTCTATGGTTACGTGGTACGTGCCCTTTTTTGAACATGGTAGGCGCACACTTGGCATACAGTTCCGGGCTCATCTTAACGCCCTTGTTTGGCGCTACTTGTCCTTTCTTAAACCTGCAGTCAATGCCATTGTTAATGCCGTGACGACCTCGCAAACCTTTTACTTGAGCAGGAGTAAGCTCAATGCCAAACTCCTGCTTTATCATCAGTCTTATCTCTTCGGCAGTCTTGCCAACTGCATTAGCCCTCAGCCATTCGTTCTGTTCCTTTGTCGTAATCTTATTGGGCGGAGCTGGACGTTCCAGAAGTTTTCCGCTTCTGATACCATACCTGTTACGACAATTCTTAACCTGATCTTCCGTATAGCTCGTGCCGAACTTTTCGTTCAGCAGCTCTGTAATGGGCTTGTTATAACGACCAGGAGTTATTTCTCTCAGATATGCTATTTGCTCATCAGAAAATAACTTCGCAGGCACTTTAACCACCTAGCATTTTGGGCATTGTTTGGTTGTATGACATTTTCTGTGACTTGGCAATCTGTGCTCTCAACACCAGCTCTGCATTGTCAATCAGCTGCTTAGATATATCCACGATGGCGTCCGCCCGCTTGATTTCATTCTCAAGTTCCTCACCCTTGAGCTCAAGATTGCTCAGGCGGTCCAGCTCAGCGAACAGCACATCATTCAATTTATATAAATCGTTATTTTTGTCTTCTTTCGTCACGAGTACCATTATCCACACCTTCATTAGCAGAATTCCAGCAGTCTACAGCTTCTTGAATATTTTTAAAGCTCCTTGTGCGAGCCTTACAAGCCATGCACTCAACATAGCAGTCGGAAACGTATTCCCCGCTTACAATATCCTTTTGTGCAACGTTGACTCGTGGAATTCCCTTACAAAATCTACAAAGTCTTAAAACACCCATTTTAACGCTCCTGTCATCACATTGACCAAAGCACGGCGCAGATGCAGGCAAGACCGAACGCAATAACATCAATCAGAATACGCTTCCTTGCTGCTTGAAACATACAGTACATGCACCACAAGCTGAACATACGCCAAATAACACTCAACACTATTTCAGTACCTTCAAAAAATCCAGTCATCTCAAGACCTCCCTTTTAAGTTGTTCTACTAACTTGGCACCGCCACGATTGGCTCTCATTTCCATAATTCGAGTACTATATTCTATCTGTTCATCAAAATCACCGAAGAACGTAGCTCTTACATTGACTCCCATTCTCTTTTGATGCGGGTGTTTTAAGGCTTCACCGCAAACATCAAGCGGAGTTCGATTGCACTGAAAAATTCTGCAGATTAGCGGTCTGACTTCGTAAATCGTGCAGACACGCTTCTCTTCGTCTCGGAATGGACAAATCATATCAACGGGCTTCTCACGCACCGGTGCCAGCAAGTGTTTTGCAGGTTGGATATTATTACGTTTGATGTAAAGCTTTATTGCCTTGATTTCCTTATCGCTTAAAGGAAGATAGTTACTGCAGCATTGGCCACAGCCACTACATTTCCCGTTGACGCAGTAGTCTACCGTCGTATCAGGCTTTCCCCAAAGCTCTCTTCCGTTAGTTACCATGAAACTCATACGCATTTATTCCTTTCTGACCTTTGAAGCCCGGACAAATTAAATCCATACCCTTTGGTTCTTAGGTGCGAAATATGATTTTGTAAGGGACCAGGTAACCTATTGATAGCTTTGGCAATACTGTCGATTGAATAACCAGCGTTATAAAGCTCAATAATTTTTTCGTTTTCTTCTGCGGTGTATCTTCTGCCATCACTTTGATATCTGTCCGGATTTTTGAGTCCTAACAGTTCAATCCGTTTTCGCAGGGCAACACACGTTCTGTTAAGCTCCTTGCTGATGTCAAGAAGGCTATATCCTTTTTGAACCATATACACGAGTCTCTGCTCATCAATGCTTGACCAGTTCCTACGTCTGAACCTTTGCTTGAAATCATTTTTGCGCTTCTCGTCTACCCATTTCGGCTCAATGCCCAAGATGTTCTTCTCAAGATAGGAAAAATCTACGATGTGCTTATGCTTTTCAGCCCATTTCCAAAAATCATCAATCTTAATCATCAGTATCTTTTGATTCTCTACCTTGACCTTTTGTATTGGCGCTTTATGAAGTTTAAGCTGTCTCTTAAAATCTGAATATCCACCAGTGGTGACATTCGGCTTCAGAACCTTGAAGAGTTCAGAAACAGTAATCTTATCGCTGCTTTCTATCCACGGACCAAGACCAAGCCTGTTTACCTTAACCTTTACTGCGCCTATGGAACGATTAAGCTTTCTTGCAATTGCGTCAGTGGACTTCATACCCCACGCCTGTTTCAAAAAATCAATTTCGGAAGGTGTCCACGTCTGAAACTGTCTATCTAGTTTTTTGCTCATCCAATCACCTACTTACTACTTCTCGGTAATGCTGATGTATCGGCCACAGCCCATGCAACGGCCGACAATTCTAACAGCACCATTTTTCGTAAAATACTTATAAATCCAGAATACGCCATAGTTTTCGCCGCACGAAATACATTGAATGCGTTCGTAACCTTTTTTAGTTTTCCGTTTCTTGAAACCGTAGACTTCAAATTCAGCCATCTTGTAATCCCTCTAAAAATAAAATTCTTCCTGCTACCGCTCTAATACGGAACCGCTCAACGTCTTTCTCCCTGAACGACATCTTCCCTATGTGCGTCTTCATATCAAGCCACACGGGGAAAGGTATCCGGTAAAACCTTTCGAGGCCGAACGAAACAAGCACGAACGCAACTGCGCCAAGCTCGTGATGTGCTTGCAGGTATTTAAGCTGCCAGTCCTTTACACGCTTGCGTTCCATGACCTCAGTATCGGTATGCTTGGCTTCGAAGACCACCGCACGACCACCTTTGAGCGTGCCCTTGTAGTCAACGCCAGAACGTTCCTTGTAACATGCGAGGAACCTTCCAGCTCCCATTGCTCGGATCGGCGCGAGCGCCTCTTCCTGTTTTTCAATTTTGGCCAACATCTCACGCTCGTACCAGTCGCACGAGCCGGATATGATGTTCTCAAACATTTGGCCAGCCGCCTTGTTTTGTTTGCCTCTCAAGGTTTTGTCCAACTAAAAATCCTTTCCCGTCTAAGCAGACTTTTTATGTTTATTAGCGTCAGCAACCAACGTGCCGACATATTTATTTACGAATTCCATCACTTCTGCAGGTGCCGACGCATTGTGCTTGGTCCTGCACTGCACGACGTGAAAATCTTTAGGACTCAATTCTAGCGTGTAGAATGGAACGTCGCTTTTATTCTTATCCCTCACAAAAAGGATAACGGAACTGCCTTCGATTACCCTTGGAACGTAACTACCAACACAATGATGTAGCCTTAATCCTTCCTGCTTAACCTCGTTCGCGCTTTTCGGCAGTCTTACCAAGTAGTTATCGTCAGCGTAACTCTTGAACACTTTGGCCAAATTATCGCGGGCGACTATGAACTGAGCGTTTTCCGCCGCATCCTTCTTCTCGTTAAGGATACTTGCAGCTTCATCGTGCGCCGCCCTGAAGTTCTGCGGGTATAAGACTTGCTTCGTGAGTTTTATGTTGAGCTGCCTGCACATATCAAGGTAGTCTTTGTAATCACGGAACGCATGGTAGCCTTCCGTGTAAAATAATCCGTTTATATATTTAACGCCCTTCAGACAGTTGCCGGTAGGCCCAAGCAAAGCGCACGCAGTTTCAAAATCACAGTCAAAATTCTTGATAAATTTGATTGTGTCTGAATTGAGATGTCCGAATTTCTCGTACAGTTTACGGATGGTCTTTAGCTTGCTCCCATACATTTCACTGAATGCATCGCAGATTATCTCTTCCCTAAACGCTTTAGGAATACCAAGCGCTCGATAGTCGCAGGAAACATTCTTCACTACGAAATCCTTAGGATAACCGACAATAACCTTCAAAAGTCCGAACTTGCCGTTTTTGGCGAGAGTTTCAATCACGGGATATTTCGCACCGGCGATAAAGTACGGATACGGAGTATAGGCGATAAAATCAATCCAAGCACCCGTTCTGTGCTTGCCTTGCATTACGAGCCAATAGAACTTCGTACCCTCAAGAAACTTGTAGCTGTCGAGGTAGAAAGCACTTGTTTCCATTCGGTATCCGAAATCAGCATCATTTTTATACCACACAGACTGTCCTGACAGCTTGTAAGTTCCGTATACGTAGAACTCATGGCTACCGTCATTGTCTATGAAACATCTTGCAACTTCGTTAACAAACAATTCCTTTGGCTTGTTCAATTTATCAAGGATTGATGCCCAGTCCCTATGAACCCAATACTTTCGTAACACCATACCCGTGGAAGTAGCCTGTGCCACGGTGAAACTTCTACTATCGTTGATAGCATATTTCCGACATGGTAACGCCGTTGTCCGACGATGGCAGTTCGGGCACTTAAACTCATCATTGCGTTTGACGCCTTTCGGCACGTTTACGGTATTGAGGCAGGAAGTACATTGCCCTTTGCGGGTCTTGTAATCATAAATGCAGTATCCGTCCATAAGGTAGGTTCGCACCCACTTCGTTACTTCTGCAGGAAGTTCAGGTACTTTGCTGTTAACCGCATTGAAACGCTCAATATCTTTCTTGTAACCGACGTTCAGCCTATTTTTTTGGATATTTTCTTGTTTATTGTTAAGTTCAAGCCACGCTTCCCAAGCAGTCGCCAAAGACTCCTCGCAAACCTTGGATAAAGCTTCCAAGCTATCCTCGAACATCGGTAATATGAGCTTGTCCTTTTCACTATCCGTGAGTCCAAACTCCCAAGAATTACGGCCCATCGTTTTCCAAATGTACGTATCTATCTTGCCAGTCCGCCACTTGGCTTCTGAATAGTCACGTGTCGTGAATTCGGACTCGTCAATGATTTTTCCATCAAACAGTTCAACGAATACGCTATACAGAAGCCTGTATTTTTTGTTGTACCGGGTATAGAAATACACCGCTAAAGTGTTATCGTCTAACTGCTGGCTGTGAATGAGCGCTTTTGAGGTTTTTCCCGAAACCACAACGTCGTCCTCAGCGGACACGCTCATTGCCAGCAGATTTCTCTTACTAATCAGTGCCATTTGCTCATCTCCACTTTTACTCGTCTAAGCGAACAAATCGAAAACTTCCACTTCAAGCTTCGGCTCGCTCTTAACCTTCGGCTTGGCAACCCTGCTTTTGATTTCCGAAACCTTTTCGGGTTCCTTCTCAACAGTTTTCTTGCTTTCAACAGCTTTTGCAGGAGCTGTTGCTGTTTCCGTTTTCTTGGGTACAGGCTTGGGTTCAGGTTTCTTTTCCTCTTCCTTCACGTCAAGGAAATAGTGAATTGCCTCGCCCAACACACTGTCCGAGTCAATCATTGCACAGCCAGCTACTGCCTTGGAACGTGCCCAATTGGTAATGTGCTTGAAGCAGGTAGTCATATTCTTCTTTTCGTCCATGACAGCGTTGGCAAGCTGTTCATCACCCTTTCCCAACGCCTCGACCAGCAAATCACGAAGCTTGGCTATGCCACCACTCAGATTTGCTTCTGACTTTAGTTTCTCAATAGCCTTCTCTTTCATAGCGCCTCCTAAAAACTAAAACGGAATTTCTTCTTCAAAGGGAACTGGAGAACCAAATTCACCAGCGAAGTCTGCTTTCTCATCCGCAGGAGCAGCCTTACCGTCACCAGAGCCGGTGCTACCGTTCTCGCCTTTTTTCTCGATGTATTCAAAGCCGTTGCAGATTACTTCGGTCACATAACGCTTGCTTCCGTCTTTGGCTTCGTAACTACGGTTTTGAATGCGACCGTCAACCAACAAGCGCTGACCCTTGCCAACGCTGTTACCGAGCAGTTCTGCAGGTTTGCCCCATATCACGCAGCCAATAAAGTCTGCTTCACGCTTGCCGTCCTCACCGGCAAAAGGCCTGTCAACCGCCAAGGTGAATGTGGCAACCACCTTGCCGCTTTGTGTATATCTTACTTCCGGGTCACGGACCAAACGTCCGAGCAATACGATTTTATTCATGTCAATCTCCTTATTTTTCAACTTTGCTTACTAAGTCCACGCCGAACAAAACATGTAATCCACTTCCGTTATCCCATCGAACTAACAAACTGCCAATATCATCAACGCCAAGCACAGTACCCTGCGTTCCGACGGGTGGAGCTTGAACGTCATCCATGCATAACAGCTTAACTCTTGTCCCCTTTGGGAACTCATTTCGTAGTTTTTCGACTGTTTTCTTATCTGGCACAAGCATTTATACATACCCCTCTCGCTCACGCATTTGCCTGTACAATCTGTCGCAAGCGTTTTTGACAGGGTTCCTCTGTGTGTTCCACGAAAAAGCGCTCTCCGTCAAAATTTAGTACTAACGGATACCCTTTCATGTAGCAGTTTTTCCCGTTGCAATGTTTTTGGCAGTGTTCTCGGTTAACGTGCTGCATTCCGACAAGTATCAAGTTACGTTTCAGGACTTCCTCGTCAATGCCAGGGAACATCTTGCGACCTTCCGCAAGAAGCATTTTACGGTTGGCATCAAGCTCAGCTTCCGGAAGAACGTCGGCGCAATAATACGGGTAATGGAATATCCCGCCACAATACTTGATACGGAGCGCGGTCCATTTGCCAAGAATGACGTTCCTGTACTTGTCCTCATCGGTGAAAGCGTCAGCAAAACTTCTGCGCCATTCGCCCTGGCGTTCCCGTGCTTCCTCAATAGCCTTTTCCTTGAGAATCTCGTCTGCATTGTCAATGCCTTGAGCAACAAGCGAGAAGTCCAAAGTGCGGTAGTAATCTTCCACCTTGAGAGTTTCCTTGATGGCAAGCTGCCAACGCTCCTTTGTCATGACCTTGGTAGTCTTTCGGTACTCTTCGTCAGGAACGACAATGCTGTACCACTGTTCCGTAAGTTCAGCTAACTGCTTTAATGCCTCTTCCTTGCAAAGTCTTGCGACCTCTTCAGGCCGTTCTTCACTGTTATAGCGAATGTCCTCTATCTTTCGATAGAACGGCAGCTTCTTTCCAGCTTTCATCAGCTGAACTATGCCGGCTCGGACATCTTCTTTGGTAATCCATTCCTTTTCCATTCACGATCACCCACTTTCAAGCAAACCTACAATATCAAGCGAAGGAATTCGAGCTCGTCGCTTCTTCTTGCTTCGTTCTTCATATCCATACTTCCAGTCACCGTTAGCCAGTACAGTCTGCATCCACTTCCATGTGCTGCCATTGTTGACCGAATTCTTTTTGGCTAAGAGTACGGCTCCCTTGAAAGCCTCATTACCGAATTCCTTAATCAGCTCTATGAGATTCTCACCTTCGAAAGCACTTCCAATAGGCCTAATATTGCATTCGAAAAAATCAAGGCATTTCTTTTGGTTAACCTTTTCTTCATCTTCGGTTTGCTTAGTATATACTTGTAGTAACTTAGTATTATTAGTATTAGTATTATTATTTATATATATATTATTATTATTATTAATATACATATTAGTAGGAAGTTCAGACCTATTCCCTAAATCGGGAATAGATACCCCATTTTCCCCCGACCTATTCCCTAAAAAGTGAATAGGTGTGTCCGAGCTATTCCCTAAATCGGAAATAGGTGCTTCTGGGCTATTCCCTAAATCGGGAATAGGTGCTTCTGGGCTATTCCCTAAATCGGGAATAGGAAGTTCAGACCTATTCCCTAAATCGGGAATAGATACCGGTACTTCTTTAATGCAATAGACTGGAGTTCTCGCACCGTTCCCCTTTAAAAAAGTAATTAACCCTGCTTCTTCCAGTTCCTTACGGCAATCATATATTCCATTCTTTCCTATTCCCGTCAGCAATTGCAGTTCGCTGTTTTGAACGGCAATATTTTCAGTATGGCTCTGCTCCGCAAAATGAAGCAGAGCCATATACATCATAGACGCTGAATTAGAAAGCTTATTCTGTCGCCGCCATTGCCAAAAACCATTCAGTTGGGCAATGTAGTCCATTTTCGACTATTCAATGCTCCCAAGAACTTCGTCGAGGTCTACATCAGCTGGCTTTTGGCTAATGAGCCTTTCTTTCAAAAGCTCTTCAATAGCTGGATGAGCAAGTTGGTAGTTAACATTTTTCAAAAGGAATTCGAGCGCTTTGTTGTCAAGTGTTCTGATGTCAACAAAGCCGTTATTGCCACGAGCAAGAGTGGTTTCGTTACTAATCTTGACGTAAGCATCTTGGGTAACCTCAGCACCGCTGATTGCCCAGTCGAGTATCATCTCGCCAACGTTCGGCGTGATTACATCAATCCAGCCATTAAACAAACCCGTGCGGTCTTTGGACGCACAGGCAAAGTTTTTATCAACGCTGAGGTCGAACACGATCGTAAACTCATACTCAACGCCGTCACGCTGTACCGGCGCAAGTCCGATTTTCACCGGTACTTTTTTGCCGTTTTGGTCCTGCAGGTCATAAGCAGTCTTACTACGCATCGTGGCGATTACGTGCATTTTGCATTGCAGGATTGTGTTGATGAGCTTGTTTTGTTCAGGCGTTACATCCTTCCACGCATTAAAGCTATTTTTGTTTCTGCTGGTGGCCGCCAACTTGTCTACCATTTCGAGGATACCGCCCTCGCCGTTCCAGGCTTGGGAAAGACTGTCGATGATGAGAACATCATAGCCAGCTTTCTCAGCCATCTTAATTAAATCAATATGGCGTTGAACGCTGAACGGTGGCTCAAGCTGTGCCACATCATAGTCGCAAAGGTGGGAGTACATCTCACCACTGCCATTTTCCGTATCAATCATGGCAATTTTCTTGCCAAGACCTTTCGCAAGCTGCAAAGCGGAATAGGTTTTGCCGCTACCGCTTACGCCGCACAATGCAATTTTCAAGAAAGTGCGTTTCCTTTCTGCTCTTGTAAACATATCGTCATCTCCTAAATCACTCACGTTCGGCAACGTATAACTTCTCTCTGAGAATGTCGTTAATGAAGTCCAGGGCACTCATTTCCTTGAGGCAATCCTCGCAGAAATTGCCCATACAACTTTCGTAGACCCTTACCCCCTGTGGAACATAGTCCCCGCACTGCTCGCAAACGACAGAGGTCATTACGGGTTCAGGCGGGGTAAGTTTTTGGTTCTCGATCTTCCAAAACCTGTCGTTACACATCAGCGTTCACCTTAACAGTAAAGCTGTCTTCCTTTTCCTCGTAGGTCACAGGCACGATTTCGCCAGTTTCAGGAATAATCACCCTACCACCATCAAAGATGCAGGTCTTTTTGAAATTTTTCCAGTC